TCTTTCAGATCGAGCAAAAGAAATATTTAATGAATTTGTTGAGCGTGTTGAACAAATGTATCAGGTTAGTGATACTGATTTGGATACATTTGTGTTGTACGCTAACAATCAAGAACAGCTTGAGATGTTAGAAAATGTATTGCGCGTTGAAGGGGTAACATATGAGTTACCTACACAATACGGTATTACTTTGAAAGCGCGGCCTGAAGTTGCTATGCACAAGCAGTGTAAGGATCTTCAGCTTCGTATTTTGAAAGAGTTTGGGTTAACTCCAGGATCGAGAAGCCGGGTGAAGATTCCGAAGAAAGTTGAGAAGAAAGAGAATCCGTTTGCGGCGATTGGTGAGAAGCAGAAACAAGGGTAAGTTTAATTAACAATCAAAAGGAGGTTGTTATGAAGATCATTAAACCTAGTGTTGAGTTTTACGGTGTTGTTCCTACTGATTATGAAAATGCTTTGAAGTTTATCGAGAAGGCGGGGCGAACTTGCTATAAGTCTGAAGATAAGATTACAGACGATTCTGCCGAAAAGTTTGTTAAGAAGTTGATTAAGGCCGGTCATTTGGCTATGGTAGAACATTCGAATTTTGTAGTAAGGATGTATCGAGATTCCTATTACCTACCGATGTTCAAATATTTGAATACATATGCCACTAGTGATATTGTTTATATGGGTGGTAATCTTACTGCATGGTTTCAATCGGCAGTGGAATTGGAACATATTGCCAAGCCTTTTTATCACCAGTATGGAAAATTATTCGATGCCGAAAATCTTGATTTTATTATGGAGATGATAGGGGATTTTCCCGAATGGCAAATATGCCCACATAACGAAATTCCCAAAGAACTTCACAGATATTCGGCAAAGTTTATTTGTGACCGAGGATGTTGTTATTCTGCTGATACAGATGTACTTACGTCAGAAGGATGGGTTTCGTGGCCTGAAATTAAAGGAAGTGAACTTTTCGCTACACTGAACAGAGGTACACACGAAGTAGAATACCAAGAGTCTTCCGCAATAATTCGTGAACCATATAAAGGGGAATTATACCAACTCCAGACCAGTTTAATAAATCTACAAGTCACCCCCGGACACAACATGTACATACGAAAACACGATACCCAGGCAGCCAAGAGAAAGGAGCAGCCTTGGGAGTTGGCCAAGGCTGAGAGTATATGCGGCAAAAGGGTGTCGTACAAAAGGGACGCTAACCCTCAGCGAAGCGGCGTTGAGTTCATTGTTATTCCGGACTTTGAAACGTCCCAGGGAAACCGGTACGGGGGCATGTCACCCCACACACGAAGCGGCAAAACCTATAGATCTAAGGACTTTGCGAAATTCCTTGGGTATTGGATATCGGAAGGGTGTATAGAGCACGGCAGTTCGTATAGCGTACAATTATTTCAGAACGAAGGGCCGGTTTTACAAGAGATGCTCAGGGTAATAAGCGCCATGGGGTACGAATACAATCTAACCGATAACGGGTCACCTAAAAATAAACGGATTAGATTTTGTGATGTTGCTCTATATCATTGGTTATTGCCGTACAGTGGGGTCTTGAACAAACGCATACCTAGGGAAATTATGGAGACTTTCGGCTCTGATGATTTGTCCACCCTACTTGATGCGTACATTGATGGTGACGGATCTGTACACAAAGTGTCAGGGCATAGACAGGCATATACTGTATCTAAGGGGCTTGCTGATGACCTACAGGAACTGGCGTTAAAAATCGGGATATCAGCTACTGTATGGATTGACGACAGGGTAGGTCAAAAGAGTGAGAACTTTGGGGCTCATGGGCACGTTTGTTACGTCATTTCTTTTGTGACTGAAAAAAACACCCCGCTTGTAAATCACGGAGCAAAGAAATTCAAGGGTGTGACACATGAAACCACGGTGCCTTATGATGGAACTGTTTACTGTGCGACTGTACCTAATCACACTCTGTATGTTAGAAGAAACGGGCGTCCTTGTTGGTCTGGAAACTCCCATGAACTTGTAAGACACAGACCATGTTCCTTTGCTCAGGAATCGACGCGATATGTTAACTATTGTGGGAAAGATATGGAGTTTATTGAACCTGCTGGATTTGATGAGTGGACTGTTCCTCAGCAAGAGATGGTTTTTTCTGCATGTCGGCAAGCCGAAGCCCACTACAGCTTAATGGTTGAGGAGGGACTCAAACCCCAACAAGCCCGAGCCGTACTTCCAAACGCATTGAAGACCGAAATAGTAGTTACTGCCGATGCTGCTGAATGGCAACATATTAAGAACCTTCGTACTGCTTCAGGAGCACATCCTGATATGCAACGCGTAATGAATATGCTGCCTTGGGAATCATTTCTGTAAGTTTTATTATAATGTTTAATTCAATAGCCTAGACATGATTATTCGTGTCTAGGCTATTTTTGTATAAGAATAATTAAGGAAGATATTTATGGAATTTACATATATAGAACGACTTTTAAAATATTGTAATGATGCTATTGCTGATATTCTTCCTAATAGAAAAACGTGTTTGTTTGAAAAACTTGCTTGCCAACGGCATTTAGACGATTTAAACAAACAAGAAAATGATGATTATCCTTACTATTTTAATGAAGAAGCTGCCAATAAAAGATGTTATTTTATTGAATGTTTGCAACATACAAAAGGTAAGTGGCGTGGTCAATATATAAAACTTGAAGATGAACAAATATTTGCCGAAGCTGTTAAATTTGGTTGGTTAAAAAAAGAAAGTGGCAAGAGAAGGTTTAGTAAGTCTTACGAAGAGCTTCCTAGGAAACAAGGTAAATCAATAAAATCGGCAACGACTGGTTTATTTATGGGCTTTGCTGATGGAGAACCACAAGCAGAAGTATATGCAGGAGCCACATCTGAAAAACAAGCAATGATGGTATTTCAACCTGCTTACGAAATGGTTAGACTTAATGAAGATTTCGCCGAATGGTATAATATAAAACTTTCAGGAACGGTAAAGAATCCTACTTCAATTTATAACGAAGACGACATGTCGATGTTTTCTCCTATTGTCGGCAACCCCGGAGATGGCGCTAGTCCGCATTGCGCTCTCGTGGATGAGTACCATGAACATCCAACAAGTGTTTTATATGATGCGATGGATACAGGTATGGGGGCAAGAGAACAACCTTTATTAGCTGTAATTACTACTGCTGGAGTTAATACAAGTTACCCTTGTTATGATTTGCATTTATATGCTGAGAAAGTTTTAAAAGGAGTTATTGAAGATGATAGATTATTTGCAATGATTTTTACTATTGATGAAAACGATGATTGGCAAGATTTTGAAGTATGGAAAAAGGCCAATCCTAACTATGGTATTTCTATAGATAAAGATTATTTGTGGGGAAAGTATCAAGACGCGATAAATAAACCAGAACAACGAAATGTATTATTAACAAAACACCTTAATATATGGCAAAATTCTGGAGTTGGTGCATTTGATATGTTAAGATGGAATAAATGTGCTGATACTGAATTAACGATAGAAATGTTTCGAGGTAAAGAATGTTGGTTGGCTTTGGATCTTGCTTCTAAAATAGATTTAGCTGCTTTAGTTTTATTGTTTAAATATAAACGTAAAGTGATAAATACCGAATGCCCTAAATGCCATGGTGAAGTAGTAATAAAGAACGGTCTTAATGTTTGTATTAGTGATAATGTTTTAGAAGATGAAACAAAGTGCAAATGGTCAAAACCTGTAAACAGAGATTGTATTGTTGGGTTTGCACGGCATTATGTTCCTGAAGAAACCGTTCTTGAAAAAGAAAATACTCATTATCAGAAGTGGAAAGAACAAGGTAATTTAATAGTTACAGAAGGGGCTAGAACAGATTTTCAGTTGATCGAAAAAGATATAGAAACTGCTGCTGAAAACTTTATCGTTAAAGAACTTGTATTTGATCCTAGCGAAGCAAGTTATTTAATTCAAAACATAGAAAAATGGGCTGCTTTTGATTGTATAGAGTTTAATCAGGGTCCGGCTACAATAAGCCAACCAATGAAAGAACTTGAAGCAATGATCAAAGCGTTCGAGTTTTGGCATAATGGTGATCCTGTATATACTTGGTGTATGGGAAATGTTGTAAAGAAAAGTTCTCGGTCTGGTGGGAGTGTAAAACATTATTTTCCGACGAAGACAAATCCGAAGTTAAAGATCGATAGTGCCGTTGCCACGATCTGCGGATTAGGTCGCTTAATTACTTATGAAAATGACAACGGTGCTTATGAAAGCCGCGTATCTTCCGGGGAGGAGCAGGTATTGCGGGTTTTGTAAGTCAATAAAATTGTGGATTTTGAAAAAAAATCTCGCTTAAATTTTTGGCGTAGGGTAATTTTTTAAAAATCTATAATTTTCTTAATACAGAGGTGAATATATGGCTGGATCATGGGGTGGTTTGACGTACCGCAAGGGATATCTGGATAACGCCTTTGTGCCGCTGAAGGGGTTAGAAAAGGAGTTTACCGCTGATGCTGCGGCTGCTACCATACCCGTTGAACCTGTTGAGGGTGTATCAGGCTGGCTGTGCGGGGTGGATGTTGTTTTTGATGCAACCACACCGCCGAATGCTCTTTCGCTTGCCGTGCAAACCGTAGACGGCATTCAGATTGCTGTGACCTCGGCGGCATTGACAGCATCAGGGCGGCTTGCAGTAGAGCCGCCTGTGCCGTTTGCCGGTGGCCTTAAATTGGTGCCAACTGGCAATGCGACGAATAGTGCGAAGGGTAAAATAGTTTGCCTGGTATCTCCAGCATGAGCGCAAGGGGATACGCTACGAAGTTTGATTTGTTGCTTCGCACCGGCCTCATATTCAAGGCGCTGGCGAAGGATGGCTTGGTTGATAGTATCGGCATATCGAGCAAAATTTATTAAAAGGAAAAACTATGATCCAAGACGATTGGACAATAAACTACGGAGCGAAGACCATCACCCACACCAGCGGGGTTACAATATATACCGTGCTGGCCCTCTACTCCTGGCTGATGGATGTTTTTGACGATGCCAGCCAGATGGATGACGATGTGCCGATGTCGGCCCAGACCCCGACCGAGTTCACGCTGATCAACGGCTGGACCATAGCCGCCGCGTCGTACCCGTTTCTGAAAGGCGGTGCGGTAACGGACGGCACCAACAATGATGTCTGGGCCAATGTCTACACCCTCGGCTCGATTGTTGCCGGCGCGCAGATTTACATCGTGCAGGACGATGGAGAGATTACCCCTCACTGGTCGACCGGGCATATTGATATCCTGGTTAAGATCAGGTCGGCAGGGACGCTGATCGATAGCGGTCTACTGCTCTGCATGATCCGTGACCTCGGCAACAGTTTCGACCATTTCCAGGTCAACTGCTCGGCTGGTGGCCGAAATGCCGTACCTCTGGCAACATCGGCTGATCTCAATAACCAGACTGCCGGAGCAACCATTGCCGGGTACTCTGATATCTCCATCACCTTCGGCACTGCCGCCAAGGATCTTGCCAACGGCAATGGCGCGGTCAACTATGACGTGGTGATTGACTGCGCCACTCGCTCCTTGGCACAGGTCTACGAATACCTGAAGTATGTCGCCAGGCACGATTCGGCGATGTCCCTGAACGGCGATTCCGGCGATGAATATCTATCGGCAGGCTCCGGGTATACCGAGGTGAAGGCAGCACCCTTTGGAACATTCGCTGGCGGTAAGTTCTTTGGTGCTCGCGGGGTATGGCTGGAAAACTATGATGCGAACGATGCCAAGAACTTCCAGCTGATTGATGCTTCCGGCGACTCACAGGTCCCTCCTAACGTGGTGGCTGTCAAGGTTACCGCCGTAGCTATTGGTGATCGGGTTGCAGTATTTGTTCTTGATGCCCCTGGTGGTGATATCTCAAGCGCCCTGATTGACGAGACGGCTGCGGCAACCACAGCACAGACCACCCTGGTTTATGTTGCTGATATCCCGGTTCTAGTTCGAGTGCGAAAGAAAGGAATATTGCCGTTCGAGGTTGAGTCTACAATTGGAAGCACCGGGATGAGTGTTGCTGCTATTCGGACCCTCGATGGGATTGTGAGCTAAGTATGGCTACAGTTTATAGCCTGGTCTGTTTCGGAGGTCTTTCCGGTAAGGCGGTCACGTTTACCGATGCCGGGGATGTGGTAAATCTTTCCAATCATGGTTTGCGCCAGGGTGTCACCGGGGTTGTCTTTTCGACCACAGGTAGCCTACCGACCGGAATCGCAGCGGGGACTACCTACTACCCTCGTGATGATGCAGATGCAAGCAAGTTCACCATCTATGCTACCAAAGCTGATGCTCTCGCCGGGACCAATCAGGTAACATTTTCAGGCACTGGCTCAGGGACACATACGGTCAAATCTGCATATATGCTTGGGCTTACCAGCGAGCAATTGGCGCGATATGGGAGTGCTGGGAGCGAGCGAATATATGGTGGCATAATAGCGTGGAATACTGCCAGGGGCACCGAAACAAATGCATTTGACGATGAGGTTTGTGAACTAGGAGAGGAATTTTCCGAAGCTACCACCACAGATTTAAACATAGCCCTTCCGTGTTCGTCAGCATTAATTGTAACAAAAGTCAACGGCATTAGAACATCTGCTTGGCATCAAGGTCTTATTGGCAAAGGTTTTATCTTTTCGCGTAGAGCTAATTCATCCACAACAGCGTACATTGTTTCGATGTATAGATGCACCTCCGATGGGTTCACTGTAGCTATTACTGGAACTGGCTATACTAACAATGGGATCGCCCTGAGTTCCCCAAACTCTATAGCACTTAATATGATTGCTATCGGAAGGCCAGATATCCTTACTGGGTTAGGTATAGGCATAAATTCACCAGGCGCAGCCGCTATAAATTGCATATCCGTCTATTGGGGATTAGGGTTAAGATTTTCTCAGTATACATATAACTTAATGGCGTGTCATTGCCTGGCAACAAAAAACACTACTGGCTTCTCTGGAACAGCAACAACAAACATCAGAGGATTTTTATACAACAATGTCAGCATAGCCAACGTGACCAATTGGGCAGTAATGACGGGGATAGAGGGGGCGAGTGGAAACTTTGGCCTTGACACAGATGATATACCAGTAACTGGATCAGGGACGGTTGGAGTTATTGATGAAACTGATTTTCAAGATTTTTCATCTAATTTGTTTTATCCGTCAGCCTCTTCGTCGCCTCAAGTTGATTCCGGATCGCCTTTTTATGGTAGACCGTCAATCGATATAGCAGATCAGGCTCGGCCAAACTACGACCCAACCGGATCAGAGGCGTGGGACTGTGGACCGTTTGAGTTTGATCATGGCAACGGACTGGCCCCAAGCCAGGTAACACTCGCCATCTCCGGCATGGCCGAAGGATCGGTTCTCGCTGTTTACAAAAACTCCGATGATAGCGAGATTATTAGCCCGACCGCGATTGGTGCTTCCGGCAACTACTCCACCGAGTTGAGCTACACCGGAGATGTGCAGATTACCGTCAAGGTCCGCAAGGGCACCTCGACTGTAAAATATCTCCCTTACGAGGCTCCTGGCCTGATCACCGACACGGGGTTTGGCCTGATCGTCAACCAGGTGGAGGATGCCATTGCCATCTAATCAACCAGGTTCGCAGTTTTGGGGCACCGGCTCGGATCTGACCGAGGTCCGCGATACCATGGACCCGGTCAAGGCGCGAGCGTTGATTGCCGTCCTGGGCGGGAGAATATTCGGGCCGTTCTATGACTACTCCGAGCTGGAGTTTCGCGGCCTGTATCTGCCGGTAACTATAATCGACCGGGCGACGGGTGAGCGGTTTGCCGTGACCCCGTTCGAGCACCTGACCTCCAAGGATGGCCATGGGAATTGAATTTGACCACGATCAGCGCCTGATCAACATTACCAGTCCGCAGAACACCCTCTCTTGCCAGGAGCTGATCAACGCCATCCGCGAGGAGGAGGCCAGTGCCTCCGGCATTTGGTATCCACAGATTGCCACGGCAAGCGGCAAAGAGGATCTGGGCAGCGGGGTTGCTGTCGGCATGACGGTCAATCTAATCGAGCCATGGCAGGTCAAATTCTGGGCAGGGAACTACATTGCCAAAGTCGCCGGGGGAAATCTGGTAGGCGGGTTGGGTGGCGATCCTATTGCCTACAGCGCCGGGGTGCAGGTATTGCTGGTGCAGTCGGCGGCAAGC